ACCCTACGAATGATAGGGAATACAACGGTCTCGAATGAACCGCTATTATCTGAAGCAGTAGCCTCGTAAATCAAGTGCTTTGCCTCATTCTCATACAATGTAGCAACATTCTCCTTAATACCCTCTGGAAGACCCTCGGTAAATCCAAGTTCATCCCAACGGTTCTGAATGCTCTCACGTATCTGTTTTTGTGCGTTGTACTCGATATTACCAACTACACCACTTGATAAAAATTCTTTCATATAGATAAATGAAGTTTATTTAACTTATTATTTTTTAATATAAATATACACAAGAATTAAAAAGTGCTATTATTTCATCATTCTGTGCATCAAATCAAGAGAATCTAACACATCTTTTGACTGGTAGATTTTTGTCTCATTGATTTTCTTTGAACCTTCAACTGTAAGAGACTTGTCTTCAGTGATGTTCATTTTCTTTGATTTCTGAAGGTCTCTGCTAATTGACTCATAGAGCGTTTTAGATGCATCTACTGTCTTAGCCTCTTTTGAGAATCTTGAAATAATCTCTTTCTTCTCATCTTGTGTTGTTGAGTTCTCAGAAATCAACTTGATTATCATACCAAGATTGTGGTTTGTAACAGCAGCCTCCTTCAATGACTTCATTACGTCAGTTAAAGTAGATTTTAATTCCTTGTTTTCGCTAAGTGCTTTATTCGCTCTCCTAATAAAGCTCTCATTAGTTTTCTTGTCACCATTTACAGTAACGGTAACATCAACGTCACCACTATTGTAACGTGGAGTTGCAGTACCCTTAACTCTCTTACCGCCTTGGCTCATAGAACGAGCACTACGACCATTTGAGTTAGGAACGTGAGACTTAGATGTGCTGTTCTGCTGTACGAATCCACCAACGTTTGTTGCTTCCTCAACTGGTGCCTCAACGTTGCCGCACTCTTCCATTGAACCTTCTACATCCTCACCCTCTTCAATCTGCTTTCCTTTTCCTGCATTGAATGGTTTGTCTGCTTTACTTTTCTTGCCTGGGTATCCACTCCAAGGTTTCTCAGTTCCGTGAGGAACACCAGCGTCCCAGTCGTTTACATTTTTACCTGGCTCTGACATGCCTGGGTTTGTCATTACATCTTTTTTCTGATAATTGTCAGTGTATCCTACATTTGAATCATATTCTAGTACTAATTCAAACATTCTTTCTGTTGATTCATTCATATCATCATAATCATTTTCATAATCATCTTCTGCACCGAAATCATCAGCACCTTCATCATCTGTAATTACGTCATCGTCACTTGGCTCTGATGCAGCAACGTCTGTTGCTTCTCCATTATCACCAAGACTGATTAGGTACTCAGCTCCAGTTTCATTGTCTTGAATGTTTACGTTGCCATTATCGTCCTTATGAACGAGTATCTGGTCATCATTCTTCATTAGTTTGTAAACCTTTACGATTTCCTCGTCTTCCGCATTTGAGAAGTCATACTCATCGTCTGATATTTTATATTTATCAAACTCTGCCCATTCGTCACCATCTTCGCTTGATTCGCCACCCTCTACGCTTGCATCATCAATGTTAGTGTCATCACCACTAGTGTCATCACCACCATCAATTACTGCATCGTCAGTTGGCTCATCTGCTTCCATACCAGTGTCAGCGCCCTCTACGCCATCCGTAGAGGCATCTACTGAGTCAGCATCATTTGTAATATCAGAACTAGTATCTTCCACTTCCTCTTCTTCGTAGTCCTTGTCATCGTCCTCAGACAATAACTTGGCATATGTATCACGTACAGCCTCATCTAAAAGAGTCTTGACTGCACTTTCAGTATTTTCCCTCAAAGAATTAGCGAGTGTATTGTAATCCAATAAAGATTCTTTCACTACTTTGCTTCTAATATTTTTATTCATTTAGAAAATAGATTTAATACATTATTTTAATTATAAATATTACATAATTACAAAAAATATTACTTAATGTTTCTTAATTCGTTGTAATTATGCTTTGTATATTATAAATATTTGATTTGTGATAAATATTTATAATAAAAATTAATAGAAATGAAAAAAAATGAATTAGATATAATTAAAGAGGGTAAAACTGGTCATGGTATTCTAATTGAAAATGATGGATTTATGTTTTTGAAAAACACAAAAGAAAACCAAATGATTAGGGAAAGCATAGAAAATGGTGAATGGAACATTCCATACCCATTTGTCGTAGACGCTGTTTTTCAAAAATTCGGTATTAAAAATGCTAATGGTAGAATATATCCAGAGGAAGTATTAAAAAAACAAGTTGAATTATATCAGCAGAAAATTGAGGAAAGAAGAGCATTGGGTGAATTAAATCACCCCGCAGAAAGTACCATTGACCTAGATAGAATTGCAATAAATATAGTAGAATTACATTGGGAAGGAAGAACCCTTGTCGGAAAACTAGAAATTAACACATCATATGGTTTCAGAAAATATGGTATGGTAACAACACGCGGAGACCAGATGGCGAACCTTCTCATCAATGGATATAAAATTGGCGTATCATCAAGAGGTGTTGGGTCAGTAGAACAAAAACTAGGACAATACATTGTTGGTGATGATTTTGAATTAATATGTTGGGATGTTGTCAGTGAGCCTTCCACCCCAAATGCTTTTATTTCAATGAATGGCGAGGAAGAAATGGGTCTTTGGATTGAAAATGACGAAACAAAAAAATTTAAAACACCTATTAACGAAAAGATAAATAAAATCAAAAATATTTTGAATTCTTAATATTTTTCTATATATTTGCAATATGAGTAAATTTCCTGAAAAATATACAACAGAAACGTTAAAAGAGGCTATACATAAAAAACATCCAAATATTGAACTAATAAGTGAATGTCTTGGCGATAATGATAGTGAAATAACAGTTAAATGTACCATACACAATGATGAATGGAAAACAACACCTCATAGATTATCACAACAAAAGCATGGATGTAAAAAGTGTTATAGAGAAGAAAGAAATAGAAAAATTAATGAAATTCAAGCTAAAAAATTCCAAAATTTTCTAGAAACGAATTATAAGCCACTATATGATATATCTCAAGTAAGTTATATCAATAATAAGACTAAAGTTAAGTTAACTTGTCCGATACACGGAGAATTTAGTTTGCGCCCAGATAAGATGATAAATATATTAGATGGATGCCCATTTTGTAAAGAGAGTCACTTAGAAAAGCAAACTAAACTAATATTAGATAAATTAGGTCTTGAATATGAAAGAGAAAAAACATTTGATTGGCTAACAAATAAAACCAAAATGCCAATAGACTTTTATCTACCAAAATACAATATAGCAATAGAATGTCAAGGAGAACAGCATATTATTGAGAGGGATGATTCTTTAATGAATAGAAGTGATAAATTCGAGGATAAAGTTTATCGTGACAAACTTAAGTTTAACCAATGCAAAAAGAATGGTGTGAAAATAATCTACATTTTTAACAAACTTCATTCTGCTAACAGATTAAATGAACTATTTGAACATATTTACGATGATTCTTTATTCATAGAAGATATAAATGGAAATAATGAAATACTATTAAACAAAATAAGCGAGACCGATTAAGTCTCGCTTTTATTTTGGTAATGATATAGCAGTTGACCTATTTCATGCTTTTAAGAAAGGCAACCACTTTATCTGCTTTATCTTTATTAATCATCTTATTTTTAAATGTAAATGTTATATTAAAGTCCTCAAAAGACGCTGTATATTCATCTTTTTTTTGAGGCACTCTGAACAAATATCTATCAAGAATGTATCCGTATTTTACTAAATCTTCCATATCTATTTTGTGTCAACAAGTATATCGTTCCATTATTTTTACCACATACCACGATATAAGTCACCGTCTGATGGGCTATCATTAATAGGATTCACATCATCCCTATACCAATCAGGGTCTTCCTCATACCCCTCTGCTTCGTCATCGTTCCAACCAATCACATCACTATGTTGGTCATAATGCGTTGGGTCAATGTCCTCTTCACCTTGAGCACCCCAGTCATGTTGATTTCTGAATTCAGTTTCAGCTTCATATCTATCAATCTGGTCTTCAAATGGCTCATAGTTGTTTAATACATCATCTTCGTCTTGACGCCAGTCGTTTCCCAATACACCTTCTCTCAATATCTTGCTAACTGACTTTTCTATTATTCTATGTAAGTCAGATTCTGTCAATCTTATAATCTTTTTCATATTACTATAATTTTATAATAAATATCAAGATGACTTACTTTCGTTTCTCAATAGTAAAATCATTTTCCTTAAAAAGATACACTAAGTTATTAACAACTGTACTTATTCTACCATTAAGGATATTTTTTAGGTCTTTGAGAGATTTTTTGTTGGCTTCGTTCTGCCTAAGATAAAAGTCGAATGATAAAAACTTTTTATCGCCTACTCCAAAGTTATCTGTATTGATGTCAAAATCCAATATAAATTTTTTATCGAAATTTATACCATCCATGAGGAATAGTTTTATGTTCTTTCTCATTTCCTTCTCAATGTGATATATCACATCGTCATAATCCATTTTAATTTGTGGAGATACCCAACACCTTCCACTGACATAAACCACTTGTGGGTTATCCTTGTTTACACTGCCATATTTAACTACAACATGGTTGCATACATCTAATTTATATTCCTTGTTCAAACGTTTCATTGTTATATTGATTAATACATTTAAAATATAACAAAAATTTTCGTAAAATCAATAGGCGGTATTAAATAAAAATGAGCGAATCAGAGAGATTCGCCCATATGTTTAATATGTCGATTGGACTTGTTCGTAAATGGTCTGAAATTAGAGTTGAATTAAGCATTAAGCAGTACACGTTTTGCTTGATAAATAAGTTTTAATGCTTTTGAAAATGGGTCGTTAGATATTGCAGCATCCCAACTTTCACCATTAATAGCAACAGCAGCATTGCCTATTTTATTGATTAATTCATCAAATGCTTTAGTTATATAAGGTAGAGCCGCAGCGTCATTATAATGTTCCTCTTTTATCACTCTATTAACAGACTCTTTTACGATTCTGTGAAGGTCTTGTTCCGTTAATCTTATAAGTTTCTTATTCATAGTTTTTGATTCGTTCTTTGATTTGTGCTTCTTAGACCAAGGATAACGACCATCATCCCAATGTTCATCATATTCAGCATCACGTCCTCTTGCAAAATGAGCACCACTTCCATCAAGGTGTTTTCTACTGTTTCCTGCGGCTGTTTGGTAAGCATCCCATTCTGTTTTTTCGTGTCTTTGTTTATCAGCACCACTTGTTCTTTGAGCACGCTGATGTGCTCTTTCTGCTGTTCTGCCAAGCATTTCTTGCCCTCTGACAGTATCACCTATTTCATTAATTATATTCATATCATAATACATATTAATTCGTTATTAATCGCCAATTTCTTGCCTTTGCCTACAAATGTGATAAACATAACTTAGTTCGTCAAGAGCAGAGTTTAGTTTATCAACAATTATATCTTCTCCATACATTTTTTTTGCCGTTGCACATGCCTTATCTAAAGAATAATATGCTTGTTCTACTTGGTAATAAATCGGTTCAAATTCTTTTTGGTAGATTTCATTTATTGTTTTATTCACTGACTTTTTCACTATTCTATGAAGGTCTTGTTCTGTTAATCTTATAAGTTTCTTATTCATGATTTATACGTATTTTTATAATAAATATCATTCATTTTCGATTTCTTCTCTAGGGTTAATCAAAATATGCTCCTCATCAATTGGTTCATCAATTGCTACCTCTGGCAGTACGCTATCAACTACCACCTCTGGGTCATATCCAACCAACGTTACCTCAGATGCTTTTTCGATGTCATCCCTACTGATTCTAACCATTATATTATCGCCATTAATGAATTTTATATCATTTTCCAAATTCATTAACTCACCGTTCACCAACAGTTTGAAATCAAACACATTTTTTGTTTCTATTGAATCTAATACCATGTTTTTATCAATTTCAAATTCCAATTCAAGAACACAGTCAAAATTCATTATAACTTTCATAATCTTGTTATAATATCTATCTGGTTTTGGAACACAACAGTCATCAGCATCATCACTTACCTCATATATCTCTGAAGGTTTTTCTGTTGGAAGCATATCTGGTATAGGGCAATTCTCATCATCATTCACCAATGACTCAATTTTGAATTTCTGTTCCTCATCTTGTTTGAACGTCATAAATGTAACTTTTTCTTCATCCCTTCTGTTCTTACCTCTGCGATGAATGATACCAGTAGCATCTGAATCACGCCAAGGCATTAAAAACCTAGATGGAATTCTTTCTACCTTGTAGTCTTCTTTTCTTATTATATAGCCCCTTACTTTGACCTTGTATGTTTGCGAATAGTATTTACGGTCATCTATTGCATACTCAGAATTATCGGAAACGTCCTCAAGCGTCATTGACATTGGATGACCATTAGGAGATATATAGCAATCAATTGCGCTAAATTCATAGTGCATAAGTTCGTTCATTTCATTTATTATCTCCATTTTGTTAGCAACAATGGAAATTGAATAAATGAAATTTACTTGAAACGGCTGTTTCATCGTGTATTTGT